ACACGTTGATAATGTTTATAATACCACTACAAAAGGAACGCCTCAGGACTGCGATGGTAAATGGTGGGAACATTATGAGATAGCTTTGCAGTTATATGTTAAATGTGTGGAGATGCTCAGAGAAATAGCACCAGTTGATTGCGTACACTCTATGAGCAACCACGACTATCAAAGTGGCTTTCATTTAGCACACGCTTTAAAGAGTTGGTTTAGGCTTACCGATGATGTATCAGTTGATGCAGGCGTTAGTCATAGGAAGTATTACAAGTATGGTGCTAATCTTATAGGCTTAGAGCATGGTGATGGTGCGAAGATGGACAACCTACCTATGTTGATGGCACATGAAAAGCCACAAGAATGGGCTGAGAGCAAGTTTAGGTATTGGTATCTTCACCACTTACATCACAAGGTTAAGTATAAGTGGAGAGATGCTAAAGATTTCATAGGTGTTACAGTTGAATATCTAAGAAGTCCAAGCTCGGCAGATAGTTGGCACTCTCGAAAAGGGTTTACCGGATCACCTAAAGCCGTAGAGGGCTTTGTTCATGAGTTTGATAAAGGGCAAGTCGCTAGAATTACACATTTTTTTTAAATAATATCTAACTGATTATCAAAGACTTATAGAAATATAGGTCTTTTTTTTTGCTTTATTCTTAAAATTATTTTCATATTAAATATATTTGTTTTATATTTGAAGTATCAAAAGCAATAAAGCTAACTAAACAACTAGAAATTATGAACAAAGCAGAAGCATACAACAATTTAATTGGCATCATTGAAAAATGGGAAGCAGTTTGTCATGAAGAAATACAAATGTCTATTGATGTAAATATGCCTGATAACATTGATAAGATAATAGCTCGTAAAAGAGAAGCAAGGTTAAAGCAGGTGCAATATATAAAAAGAGAACACGCTCAGTATATTAAAGAAGTTAAGCGACAATCTGAGATGCCTAAGCAAATCAAAGCTAAAGGTTGGGATATTAAAAACGACATGAGAATGCCACATTAATTTGTGTGTTCTAAAAATTATTTGTATATTTGAAAAACTAAAAACAACTAAGATTATGGATCAAATTATTGCAGAGTATTGCCAAGAAGCAATTGAAGAAGTTATCAAAGCTCAGGACTACCTAGTTGGTAAAGGTAAGTATTGTGAAGCAAATGCTAATCTTTCAAAAGTAGAGATAGCACTACAAGAAGCAGTTAAACTATTAAAACAAAAATAAGATGGGATTACTAAAACAACTATTACTCGGTACACGCTTTCAGCAGATAGACAGAGAGCTAATGATTGAAGAGCAAATCAACAACCAATATGATGAGTATTGCAAAACTAGAGAGCAATGGACTACTGGAGAACGCAATGCTGAGATGAACTCAATTAAAGAATGGGAATACTTAAACAAGCCAAGTTATGAACAGAGATAAGATAGCAGAATTATACAAGAAATATGACCTTGAAAAAGAGGACATATACAAGCACCAACATTACCTAATTATCACAAGAGCAGGTATTGATAAAATACAAGCTATAGAGGGTATAAAAATAGCTTACGAAGTTATCAAGTGTGAAACTAACTTCTGTGTAGTTAAGGCAACAACCAAAGACTTAGAAACTTTCGGTAGTGCTATTAAAGGAACATCATTTAAAGATGGGAATACTAACTCTTGGTATGTTATGGAAATGGCAGAAAAGAGAGCGATGAGTAGAATAGTTTTGAAGGTGTGTGGCTTTTACGAACTAGGTGTATTTGGAGAAGATGAGTCAGAAGATTTTAAAAGAAAGTAATATGAATGTAACAGGTAGAGGTTGGCAGCCAACAACAGAGCTGCAAGAGGTATTGATGAATACCTACAAAACGAAATGCAATATCGGTAAGGTGTTAGGTTTATCACAACCTACCCTTATGATAGTGCTGCAGGATCAAAAGAGATTGAATTTAAAACAACTTCTGCAAATCAGTAAGGATAGCAGAATAGAATTAACCAATTTAATAAAAATGATATGAAACTAAGTCAAGAACAATTTGAACAATTACTAAGTAAAGCCTCAGAGCTAAATAACACAACTGTTGAAAAGGTTTTGTGTAAAGGTAGAGGTAAAAGAGCCTGCGTAGAAACTAGGCAAATGGTAAGTAAAATGTTAAAGGATGTAGGTTATGGTTGGACTGAGATAGCTAGAATGCTAAATCGAACACATGGCTCAATTATAAACAATTACGATAACCATGAGGTAGATTATTCTAGTTTAAACTACTACGAGCAGTCTTTTGATAGGCTACGCAAGTATATGGCGTTAGACTCTGATGAGGATGAATGCTTTGATGAAAAGCTAATCAGCGAAAACGAAAGACTAAGAAATGAAGTTGCTAAACTAAGAGAGCAAATCTTCGATATTAAATTAAACTCAATTAACTTAACTAAATCACTTAAAACATTATGCAATTAAAAGGAACAGTAGTACAAATAAAAGAGGTACAGGTTATCTCTGAGAAATTTAAGAAGCAGGAGGTTATCCTGAAGCAAGAAGGAGTTGAATACGATGCTGATGTTCCAGTAGAGTTTATTCAAGACAAAGGAATAGAACTTGTAAAAGGTTTAGAAGTAGGACACACTTACGAGATTGATATAAATATAAGTGGTAGAGCTTGGAAAGATAGACACTTTGTTAGCCTGAAAGGTTGGAAAGTTGCAAAGGTAGAACAATCCCCCGAGAGTGATGAATCTGCTGATGGTATGCCTTTTTGATAAGGCTATGAAGCTACTCAGTTGGTTAAATTTAGAGGTGCTTTAATCGGCACTTCTTTTTTTTACCTTAAAAATATTTATATATTTGAAAAAACAAAACGATATGAAAAGAGATTTTAAGGGTATATGGATACCCAAAGAGGTTTGGCTAAGCAAAGAGCTTACTTTAATAGAAAAGTTGTTCTTCGTTGAGATAAATAGCCTTGACAATAGCGAGGGTTGCTTTGCAGGGAATGGTTATTTCTCTGACTTCTTTGGAATAAGTAAAACTAGGGTAAGCATTATAATAGCTTCTTTAAAATCAAAAGGTTACATATCCTCAACAATAATATACAAAGAGGGTACTAAACAAATCTTAAAGAGGGTATTAAAGATTTCTTATATAGGGTATATAACAAAAGTTAAAGGGGGGTATATAACAAAAGTTAAAGAGCCTATTAAAGAAAAGTTTAAAGATAACAATACAGTTAATAATACAATAGTTAATAATACAATTAATAAAAAGGCTGAAGCCTATTTTGATGATTTAGATTTGAATAATTTGTTTTTAGAATTTCTTGATTTAAGAAAAACTTTAAAAGCTAAGAATACGGATCGAGCAGTAAAGTTGATATTAAAAAAATTAGAGGGCTTATCATTAGAAACTCAAAAAGAAATGATTGAACAATCTATCGAGTGCAGTTGGAAAAGTGTATTTCCTGTTAAAAAGCAATTTAAAGAAAAACCAAGCCTTGCGAAAAAATACTTTCCTGAGATGTTTGAAGATAAATTCAAAACAAATCTAAAAATAGAGTAGTATATAAAAAAAAGTTTTATATTTGAAAAAACAACGATATGGAAATAGGAAAACAACCAAGTAACGAATTACTATCATTTTGTGGAACAACGCTTAAACGATGTTTGTTTGAAATGAGTCAAAGCAAATCAAATGAGGATATTGTAATAATGGCTAATATCTTAATGACTGATATAAACGAGAGCTTTTATCGATTAACAAATAAAGATATTACTGAGGCTTTTCATCGAGGTGTTAGAACTGGCGAAGAGTTAGCAATCAATCCAAGAACATGGTGTAAATGGTTAAATGTACAAAAGCTAAAATCTAACGCTACACGCATCAACTCAGCTCAAACAGATGAGAAGATGAGAATAGAAACAAAGTTCAGCAGCGTGGATAAAAACAAGGTTTTGAGGGAATTCTTAGAGCTTTGTATTATCGAGCCATACGAAGAGTTTTGTAAGGATGAGGAAATAGTTTTACAAGGAGTCAATCAGATATATATTTGGCTAGAGAAAAACGGCTTTCTATTTGTTGCAGAAGATGAGAAAGAGATGATTTGGAAAGATGTACAAGGAACGATTAAGAGAGGTAAAATGTTTAGGCACAATAATTCAAAGAAATATCATCCTGTAATTATGTGCAGAGAGATAGCAATATTAAACCTCTTCAAAGATATGAAAGAAGCTAAAACAGATTTAAGAACACAAATATTTAAAACACTAGAAAATGAATAAAGAGATAGGAGAATTACTAAGGCAAAATGCTCGTAATGTAGCCAACTTTGGTACAGGAGGTAAGTACGATTTAAAGACAATAGAGAACTTTAATAAGGCTTGGCAAGAGATTGAGCAAAAGATAAAAGAGATTGATGCAAATTTCTATGAAGTAATACGAAAGCAAGATGATTAATATAACAAACGAGTGCAACATGGAGTTAATGGCTAGGTATGAAGATAACCATTTTGATTTGGCTATTGTTGATCCACCTTATGGCATTGGAGATTTTAGAACTTCTGATTCAAAAAAAGTACATAAGACAATCGATTGGAATAATTCGATACCCAATAAAGAATATTTTGATGAAATTAAAAGAGTATCAAAAAATAGAATAATTTTTGGTGTAAATTATTTTTCAAAATATGTTGATGATGTAGGAAGAATTGTTCACGATAAAACTGGTGGAGGTAAAAGAAGTAGTCCAAAAGCAATGTCTGATTGTGATATTGCCTCACATAGTTTTGGGGTAAATATGAAGATATATCATTATACATCAATCGGAAATGTTATTGGAAATAAAATTGATTGGGAGAATAATTTAAGATGGCATCCTTGTCAAAAGCCTATTGCATTATATGAATGGCTTTTAATGAATTATGCTAAAGAGGGAGATAAGATATTAGATACACATTTAGGAAGTGGCTCAATAGCTATAGCTTGCCACAATCTTGGATTTGACTTGACTGCTTGTGAATTAGATACAGAGTATTACGAAGCAGCAATGAAGCGAATTAAAGAACATCAATCACAACTTAGAATTTATTAATATGGTACAACTAGATACATTTAGATTAATGTTCGGCTTCTCGCCTCCTGAGATGCCTAGAGGGGAGAATAAGAGATGAAGCAAAGAGAGGATAAACTACAAACGGCAGTAATTACCTACCTAAGACTAGAACACAAAGCTCTTTATTGTGCAAGTTTAGGCGGTCAATACCAACGCTATCACTCTCAGAGAATGAAAGCAAAGAGAAACGGATATGTAGCAGGCTTTCCTGATGTATTTATATATGAGCCAAAAGGCAAATACTTTGGTTTAGCTATAGAGTTAAAAGTAAAAGGCAATTATGCTAGCCAAGTGCAACGGAAATGGATTGAGAGATTAAATCAACGAGGATATTTAGCAAAGGTTTGTACTGGATTTGACCAAGCAAAAGAAGTGATTGATAATTATTTTAATCTAAAATAAATTTCTATATTTGTAAAAGTGAGCAAGCTACTTGAATGCTGCATAAAAAGTCCTATTGGAAACCTAATACAATGGTTTAATTTCAGACCAATAGGCAAAAGTCTTAGCAGGGGTGCTAAGCAAAAAGTCAGCGTTGAAAGTAAAGAGGGTGGTGGGAACTTACCCTCCTTGCTTCAACCTAAAAAACAAAACAATGCAGACACTATTTATTATAGCATTCTTATCTTTTGTTGTAGGGGTGTTCGTTTATGACATAATATATAATTCAAAGAAAAATGACTGAAGAAAAAGAACAACAAGAGCCAAAAGAAATAGCATCAAATATGTTCGATAGTTGGCTAAATGAATTAGAAGAGAAAGAGCAACCTAATGCCTGCTCAATTGATAATCCTGATTGTGAGAATTGTGGAAGCTAAGAAAGATATTGGTTTGAGTAATTGCACCAATCCCGAAGAGAGAGGTAGCAAGATAGAACGATCCATTTGCGATAGAATACTTCAGAGAGCTGATGTAGGAAAAGCTAAATACGGCGTAACTATGGAGCGAGAAGATTTATCTCCTATACAATGGCTAAGACATGCTCAAGAGGAAGCCTTAGATTTAGCAGTCTATTTGGAGAAGATAATCGAAGTTATAAACACGAAAGATAAATAAACAAAATATTTATATATTAGCACTAAGTAATTTCATTTTTAGTTGTTTTTGAAGGGGGAGAAGTTGAAAGGCTACTCTCCCTTTTTTTATAACTGAACAAAAGCAGGAATATGAAAGGGATAATTAATCATTCAATTTTAAAGGGTATTAGAAAGGGTAGCAAAATGAAAACGATAAAACGCTATTTATCTATATACTACAATATTAAAATAGGTCATAAGGCTTTCTTAACTAGATATGGAGCAATTAAGCGAACAATTAGCAACACATTATAAAGAACTCTATCAGATAGCTCTTAAAATTACTAAGGGAAACGATTTAGATGCTCAAGACCTTACGCAAGAGGTCTATATAATAATGCTAGAATACAATCAGGAGAAGCTGCAAACCATTTATGACAATGGACATCTTAAATTTTGGGTTGCAAGAGTAATGCTTAACCAATACCTAAGAAGTTCCTCTCCGTTTAAGAAGAAGCACCACACATATTTAAAGGATGAGAACGCAGTTATAACAGATTTAAAGCAAGATAATAGCGAGAGCGAAATAAGTTATAAGATTGAAACAGAAAAACGCTTAGAGCTTGTAAATGGAATAATGAATGACTTACACTTTTACGATAAGACTTTGTTTAAAGTGTACTATGAAACAAACCACTCAATAAGAAGTTTAGCCGAAGCAACTGGTATATCTACAACTTCAATATTTCATACTATTACAAATGTAAAGAATTATATAAAGGATGAAATTAAAGGCAAGCAATAGAACCTATAATGAAAGGATAGATATTTGCAAGGCTTGTAAACATTTCAGGAAGTCAATAAGCCAATGTAAGAAGTGTGGTTGCTTTATGAAGATAAAAGGTGCAATAGCTTT